GTCGACACACTCTCGACGAACACCTCAAAGCCTTAAAAGAACATTTGTTCTAAAGCGGATGAGATCGTGTTAACACCTCCCGAAGCCATTCCGTAAGGCCCTGGTAAAGCGCTTCCTGCAGCAGAGAGCGATTTTATAATCGACAAAACTCTGCGCCAGAAGTTTTCATTATCCAGGAAACTAACTCCTACTGGAAGTTCATTAATGATCTTCCTGTAGAGAGCCATTACTTGCGGATCACAAGGGGAGAAGGTTTGATACTCGTATAGTGTAGATTTAGCAGAGACCTGATATTCTACACATGCCCAAGTTTTAATAATGGCGGTATTATTATTAGAAGTCATTCCTGAAATCTTAATAATAACACCGTCAAAATTGTTATCCAAACCATTGAAGAAGCACGTAGTTGGGGCTCCAAAATAATACAGCTGTCCAAAATCCTGAGGATTAATGGTTACTGGCATATTAGTGATACCTTCAAGGGTTGGTGTAAAGTCAAACTTCGCACCGTTGTTGTAACCTGCAGTGTAAACACCCAAATTAAAGGGTCCAGAATACCTATCACTGATACCGCTGTTGCAAGACTCTAAACCTGCGATTGAGAGAATGTTTTCAGGGGTACCACCGGTCACGCCGTTGGGTCTCACGGCAACAGTAACAGGAAATTTCCAAGCCTGTATAGCACCACTCCAATTCATCGCATTGATGGTTGGAATGAGCTCAAGGTGGTTGGAAACAAACCTAAACTTGGCAACTTGGTCAGATGCCGAGTTGTTATTTGCTCCGAAGACGCTCGTGAAGTCGCTGTACGCCACAGGAATGAACTGTGACGAGCTTGTGATAGGTGTATTGGCAGGGCGATCTAGCCGAAAGTAGGCTACTCCTGGTACGGGCAAAAGCAATAGATAGGTGTCATTAGTAGCTCCGGTGTTGAACGCAATTTGGTCAACAAACCGGTGCTTCTTAATAAGACTCTTTCCATTGAATTCGTCTGGCACACCTAATACTTTGGAACCAGAAAAATCCGGCGGAGCAAAGGCGCACTTCAGAAACGCCATACCATCAGCAGAGACCTTAGCACTACCTAGACTAGCTACGAGTTTCCTCATACTATCTCTGGCAGTACTAGCTTTAGCGTTATTACTAACGCCAGCACCCTGTTTACTGTATGTTACACCATCCGATGTGGTGTTTTTACGACCTCTTCGACGCTTGCGCGAAGAGGTGTTTGGAGGAGCTTGATTGTTGTTTGAAGGGCCAATAGGCGCAGCTCCTCGTCGCGTCTTTGGCATTTTGGCGTTTGCAGATGACATACTAATCACTTATTATTTGAGGCCCCTCCACCTCCAAATAAGGTCCTTCAACCTCGTGAAATCCCACGCTAATTATTTGTTCCATGATTTGGTGAAAATCAGGTCGAGATCCTAATTCATCCTGAAAACCTATTATGAGTTGTTTATACTCTAACCAGTCTTTAGGGCTCTGATCTAACAGATTCATGATCATCTTAACACTATTAATAGCATAAGATCCAGATGGATGATATAATCTACTACAAAACTCAAAGCTGTCTATAATTTTATCGTAACCCTTGCAGCGTAAACCGTACTCTAGGTACTTGTTTATGGCATCGGGAACGAAAGATTCAACAGTATCATCACCAGCAGCTTTAACACAGTCACTACCTATGAGGGTGGCGGCTTTTGCTCGTATGCGGGAGTTACCGGAACTCGTTATAAACTTGCCTGAATTCACAATTCCAGCATACCGGGGAACCACGAGAGTTCCATCGGAAAACTGGTATACAGAGTGACACTCCAACCATGCTTTGGCTCTCATCAAATGTTTCCATACTTCTGAGGGAAAATTGGCTAATTTAATAACCATTTCAGCTTGATCCAAGATCTGCCACTCTTTTGTGTTCCAATCAAAGGCTTTGAAGTCAGTTGCGTACATATCACTTCTCTTCATAACGTCTTTGTACATATACTCGACATCGCTTTCTGTAAATCCAATACCTGGTTTAGAGGGTATATGTTTCCAGTTTGCAATCTCAAGTTTAGTCAAATGTCGCACTAGGAGCATCTCAATAATTTTATCGGCTAGCGAGACGGACATGATCAGTCTAAATCTTTTTGCCAAGACTTTTTCCTCTTTATGAGGTTCATTCTTTACAAAGACTCTAACGGGGTCCATCAAGCCTGCCATTACGCATTCTCTTCTCGTCATCTTATGAAGGGTATCTAAAGGGATAGACAGGATGTTCTGTATTCTGTCCAGTATCAAATCATTCAACCTATCACCATAAATAAACATAAACTGGTCGTTTCTGTTAGCTACTCTGGCGTAGGGAACTCCGGGCGAAGCCTCGGGTTTGATATGGATTTTGAGAGCATCTATCTGTCTGTCCCATTCGTTTCTATTGAAATTAAGTAAAAAGTCGGGAAGTGTGTGTCTGAGGTATTGTGGTAACAAAACTGAGTCAGCTTTCTCTAGTTCTTCGGCTGTTGGTTTACGGTATTCTTCGATGTGATCGTCGCATTGGAGTGCGAAACTTTGTTTTTCCGCTTGGGCACCCCTTTCTGGCCACTTGTAAGTGTTGAACTCTGGGTACTTCTCACATGCTTCTTTCCATCGTGAACTATCGCGCTTAACGCCTCCACCTGGGAAATTAACTTTGCTATATCCGATAATTGAGGATTTTTCTGAGAATCGCTCTGGCTCAACCCACTCAATGTAGTTTCCCCAGCTGGAGCTGGGGCCGATGAGTTTAAAGGAACCGCAGAGGCTTCTTCTGTATTAGCTACATCAGTCTCCTTTGCTTTATTGTGCTTTCTCTTTCGGTTTCTGCTTTTCTTCTTGACCTCAACATTTTCTTTGACAACTTGCGTTTCTTTAATAACTTGCGCGACTTTTTCCAATTTTGGATCGGAAATGTTGTCAGCGTAAGAAATCTTCAAAGGAAATTTTAAGTCTAGCACCTCTGCATGTTTAGTGCCGTAGATGCTATTGAATTCTTTGGTGCTTTTGGTTGGTCCATCCACAAACTCGTAGTTCGTGTGATTAATTCTAGCTTTATCCGTACTATAGAAATTGGCGTCAGATTCGATGATAGGATTCAACCAATCCTGATGTCCCACTAATGAAACATCTACAGGCGTCTCTGGGAGAGGCGCTGTAGGTATCTTATCGTGAGATATGTTAGGATACAGTGTCTTTTTAACATTTGGTTGTGGAACCCATTTTACCGGGTCTTTGCAAGCTATATTGTTTTCAATCAGCTTCATAACTATTAAAGCTACTTTTTGAGCAAAGGCCTCCTCGTCTATTTCTTTAGTGATTTTATTAACAATCTCGGTCGGTAAAGTTTGATTCAGCAATGGTGCAGCCAATTTGGCTTTGTTTTCCAATTTCTTAATATGACTTCTAGTCAAAGGCTTAACGGCAAAACCGCAAGACTTACAATGAAATTTGGAGTCACTAGAATCCTGTACTAACAAGCATTTGGTGCACGTCCATGGACTTTCCTTTCGTTGTCGTCCACGCTTTATCATATCTCCGACATGACGACCTCGAGCATCTAAAATATCTTCGGAGTAAGCTCCTACCATATTTCCTCTGCTAGCCTTATATTTAGTCCAAGAATCACCATACTTTCCGAATAGCTCCTCTTCTCCTTCATCATATAAAGCCACAGCCTCTGCCCAAGCGCCGTATTTCAAGTCGTCTTCTTTCTTTTTCAAGAACATTCGATATCTTTCAATATCACGCGCAATTTGATCATATCTATCGTCTTCCTCGTAATCTCTTTCATCATTTTCCTCTGCAACTTCCTCCCATTCAGGTAATCCTGAAACGAGATCTTCATTGGTTGGAGACTCTTTCAACGCTTTCCTAAAAATCGGTGGAATCACGCCTACATTACATTTAAGTGTACTATCACTTTCAATGTGAATTCCTACAATGCGATTTCGGCAATCTAGCACCGGAGCGCCTGAAGTGCCTACTAGAGTACTAGCAGAATATTTAATAAACCACTGTTTCTCTTCGTGCAAATGTATTGTAGACATGGTTACACACGGTTTGCCATCATATTCTTGGTAAATGTTAATAGTTTCTCTAGCCTGAACACGATTGTTAATCTTGCCTTGTGCCACGCCCAAAATAGAAAACACATAAGTCGGTACTTGCAGAATAATAAAATCTAAATCATCTGTAGGTGACATAGCCAATACTGAATTTAAGACTGTGTTAAAAGCAATGCTTTTATCTCCTTTTCTTAAAGATATATTAGCCATTTTATTATAATGCAAAACATGAAAGGCTGTGATCAGGCAATCTTTACCTTCGTAATTAATACGGGAAAAATAGCCTATTCTCTTGCCGTCCACTTCGAATTCGCCGATAAATTTCGGGAATTTATCTACTTTGTAAAACTTGGATGTAGATATCACAGTTTCCTTCATAGGAATAGCGACCTCCTTATCTCTATTGAAGTCACTAAGTAATGGCAGTATTTCTAAAACACCATCATCCGATTTTACAAAATAAACCTTATGGTTTTCACCTGCGAGCATGTAGACTCCTTTATCATCGGTATACAGCTTTGAGGTACTAGTTTTAACCATAGAAATCTCCTCACGTTCTTTCTTTCTATAAACTTTGAGTGAATAACGACCCTTAATCCATCTCCACAAAGAAATGAAGTGATTTCTAACGAATATAAATGGAGCCAAAGCGCAGCATTTAGCCAAACATAAGCTATTGAATAGCTTATCAGTGAAAAATCCTACGAATGAAACGACCATTATAATCAAACTCCACAAAATCCGAACGAAATAATAAGATAAATAAATCACAGCTATCACAGCAGCTATTATAGCTCCAGCTGTCAACCACGACTTAATGTTCATAAGTGGGTGAGCAATTGATGCTACAAAAGTTTGCGTATAGTTAGCAATGATTGAAAAATCATGTTGTATTTCTTGTTCAATTTCAAGCATTTTATTAACAGTTGCTTGAAATGTTGGGGCGATGTTGGATTTTCCTTTCTCATCCCATGAATCTTGTGCTTCCCAAGGACCAAATCCCTCGCGTTTAACGAGGTGTTTGATTTCACCTTGAGGTAACTGTTCAGTGAGCATATCCATGAGAGATCGCTCTTCTGAGTTGGCAATAATTGATAAAATTATATAACTAATTTGAAATATAACTACGTAAGTCAACATACTTATAATGTTTTGTTGTTTTAATAATATATATTCTTG